GAGCTTCTTACAATAGTCATTTGCTAATCCAACTATCTCGATTGCTAAAATAGCTTTACTTGTTTTTGCGTTTTCACTTTTCATAGTTACTCCTTCTTATATATATACTCCGCTAATTTTTGATTTGACTCAAAATGGACACATTAACTGCAGCTCCCACAACTGCAGCTTTGCCTTCCATATACGCACATGATGAAAAGCCTGATCCGACAAACGTATATGAATAGGTCTTTCAGAAAGAAGTGTCGGTAGGCGTATCTGAACACTATTTATTATTCCTTACCATGGACAAGTTGGAGTTCTCTTCAGTAAGTCTTTCATTCTCTTTACTCAAAGTATCTCTCTCCTCGGTCATTACCTTTAGCTCATCCATGAGTGTTTCAATTTTGTGTACCAATGAAGCCTTGGATATTCCTTTTACTGCAGCTTCCTTGATTGCTTTATTCTGTTTTGATAACGGATCTTTAATCATCTTGTATTACCTCCAGTTGGTCTTGCTCTGTTAAGTCGTATTGGTCCATTGGATCATCGAACAATGCGATCTCTTTTTTTGTTTCTTTAATAATATGTTTGGTATGGTCCTTAGCTTGTTCTAATACAGTTGTAAGATTAGGATAGTTGGAAGGATAAACACCATAGATATATAAATCATTTATTGCTGCAGCAACTCTTTGCAATCCTTGTAACCTTTTTCTCATCCTTGTTAGTCTGTTATCTTTAGGTAGGTCGTATGGTAAATTATTCATTTTCTACTTCTCCTTTTTTCCAATTGATATGATCTGGTTTGATTTCCGTAATCTCGACACTTGTAACATTAGGAGCTTCACCGTTATTTGCAGCAGCTTCGCTTGCATATTCTTCCGTAATAATACAAGCCACCTCTGCAGTAGTAATTTTAATGATCTTAGCCATGTCATAATCTCGCTTGCAATTCCGCCATGTCATAGTCTCTGATAGCCTCAGCTTGTAGCTCATCAATATCAAGCAGCTCAGGTGGCATAGCAGCATGATAAACTCTGTTGTGATATGCTTTCATTCTATCGATGTATGTTTCATCAAAGAAGTATTTTAATTTGCATTTCAAAATTTGTGACAATTGAAGAACTCTGTAAGCAGACATTTGATCTACTCCTAATTCATACTTACCTATCTGTTGGTATCTGCAACCAGCTGCAGCTGCTAATCTCTCCAACGTCATCTTCCTACAGTGCCTAATAAACCTTAAATTTTTTCCAATAATTTTATTCTGAACATTTGCTGCATCTGTTCTTCTAGCTCTGGTGTTCATGGAATGCCTCCAGTTTCTTCTTGATGGAATAGGTGTCCAGATGTTTTGAGTTTTCTAATGTAGCTTCAAAACAAGCTGGTGATACTTCATGATAAAAAGCATCTGAAGCTCTTACTAAGTAGTGAGCTTTGCCTAATAATTTTTTAATATAGAACGGTCCACCTAGTGCAGCGTATGCACCAGTATTAACATCATGATAGACCGATTTATGAATTGATACAGTATGCTTACGCTGCTTACTCATAGCTATCCTCCGAGTGTTTTCTAAGTATGTATGTTGATAGTATAGACAACGCTCTGACAGCTGTTGTCTGTGAAGGAAACTTTATCGTTTCACCAAAATTTGACATGACCTCTAACTCAGCATCATCAAAGAGAAGTACATCCCAATATGGCTGCTGCATCTTTGTTTCGATTGAGGCTATAATTTTATTTAATCTGTTTGCTTGATCTATTTGTTTCTTGTTAGCTACACCTTTTGCAAAAGGTACTACGTTATTCTGATTTCTTTTTTTCCAACTCATCTAAATAATATTTGTAAAATTTTTCTGCGTTCTGAGAACTGAAACCGCAAAACTCCATTTCCAATTTAAACTCATAAAGAGACATCACCTTTGGGAAAGTAGCTATCGACCAGCTCCGAGACATCTTCTCGGTGAATTTCATCTGCTTGTACTAAATAGTTAATTGCATCAATGTAACTGTCATATTTATATTCATTGTTCGCTCTGAATATTTTTGCTGCTGCATACATGAGCGCCACCTGATGCGGTCTAATTCTTTTACCAACAAGTATGGACCATATATCTGCAATTGCTTGCATCTTCTTATTGAATGGTCCGTACTCATCGGATTTTATTTTTCTGAGTTCTTTAAGTTCTTTACTAAGCTTTTCTATTTGCATTAGATTTATACTCCTCATGTCCTTTTTGGACTAAGAACTCGACAGTCTTTGACATACTGATTGGCAATTCAAATTTCTTTTGCGATAACTCTTCAAGCAATCGATATGTCTTGATATTTATTGCAACTGATTTGAATTTATCTGGGTTCATATTTCTATGCCTCCAGTTCTTTTGGATCAAAGTCAGTAGCACCACCAGTTGTTGCTGCTGCATCCATTGGCTCTACTCTGTGAAAGTAAAAGTACTCTTGACCTTGAGCCATCTTACCTTGACCAGATGCTTGAGCTTTGTATGCACCAAACCGATAGGATTTACCGTCTATAATTATGTTACCTTTTAAGTCATAAGAACTACTCTTAACTTTGTTGGTAACTGGTATTGCAAGACCTAATTGTGGTCTCTCTTTTTTCTCCTCAGACATTATTGTAATACTCCTTTTTGTTTGAGTTGATTTTTAATAACAGTAAACTTCTCCATGAAGCCTTGATAACTGACTGGGTTCTGAGCCTTCAGGTTAGCTAACATAGACTTGTTGTTGGTAAGCCACTGTTGGAAATTACCAGCATGAGAAACAGCCTCTAAATCTTTTAAGGCTTGCTGGATTTCTTTTGATTGCTGCTCTATTGCAGCTGCAACTTCTTCAGCACTTGCGATACTATCATTTGTAATACCACAAAAAGCTAATGCTCTTCCAACTGCAGATGTTTCGCAATTTTCCAAGGCACTCGTTTGATTTATTCTTGAAGCAGCACGTCTCTCTTCAGCGTGACCAGTAGCAATTAATGTTCCTCCAACATGGACCGTTGCTTTACAAACAACTGTATCTTTATCGATAGAAACAATAGCTGTATTGATCGTAGCTTTAGCTCCAAGATTTCTACGCAACACTGCAAGTCTTAATGCAACTGTTGCATAATCTTTACCATGGATGCTAATCGTCTGACCGTTCAATGACTTTTTAAAATCATTAATGCAGAGGATTAAATCATCAGGTATTATATTTGTTTTTGCTTTTGACATTTAACCTCCTAGTTAAAATTCCATAATCGTTTTGCTTGTTTCAAATTCTCATCACCAAAAGAAAACCATGCCCAAGGATGGTCGAAGTTTGGATCTATTAAAGATGCTGCACCTTTTATAATTTCGATTGCATCCTTCTTTTCAAACTGAGCTAATATTTTTTCTCTTCTTTTGAATACGTTACAGATCAACCTGAAATTTTTTTGAAGACCTTCAGGTGTTAGATCCCAACAATTATCTTTATTAAATATTTGATAACCAGCTTTTGTTAAATAGACTAAAGCTACTGGAGCTTCATAATTATACTTTGCTGCATAAAATGCACATTGTGTAAGATGATTAAATGAAGGAGCTGCTGGTAAAGGCAAACTAATAAAACCTCTACTACCATCTTTCCTGATCTTACCAAGTTTAGACCAAGATGTTTTTAACTCAACAATCAGTGATGGGATTGTAGCATCTAAGCTACCACCAAAAGCAAAGTCAGTCCGACCAACTACACTAAGCAACAATGGAGAAGAACTTTGCGTAATTGATATTTGTTCTTCACAAACTATCGGACCAAGATTTGCAGCTCCTAACTTCTCAAGCGCTGAGAAACCATGTAATGATACTTCAGGTATTTCTGCCTGATACTTTTCAAATTTTTCTCTATCCTTATCATCGACAGGATCATACTCTTTAAACTTATCTAAATTTTTTGTAATTAATTCTTGCTTGTCTGCATACTGCAAAGCATTTGCGTATGGCATTAATTTTTTTGTAATTGGATTTAAACTCCATTTTGTATCTGCATAATAATCTTGCAGCGCATCACCAACTGCTACACCAGCTTTCATGTTAGCATTACTTGGAAGCATTCTTCTTTGTTCCTGAGTAAGTACTAAATATTTAAAAAGCCATGCACCATCTGGTAATGAAGCTTGAGTAGGTGAGTGATGATTTATTCCAAGCTTTTGTGAAAAGAGAGGTAAAGCTGGAAGATCTAAAGGATCATCTAAAACTGTATCGTTTTTTTTCATATAAGCCTAGATAACGACTTATAATTTTAATACAATGAAAATGGTCAAGCT